CGTAGATAGTGTATATCTTGCATTGCTTGATGCACCAATAATAACTTGGTCATCTGTGAACTCACCAGAAATATTTGTAACAGACAATACTTTTGTTGGATGATTCCAGTTTTGAACTATTGCCACCGCAGTTGCATTTGCTTGTAATTGATTTGGCGCTTGATAAACAATTTCTTTTGTGGTATAGTTACCTGTACCTGTGTTGGCCATTTCCAATTCAATTGTGTAACTTGATTGTGTAACGGCATCATCAATGTCTGCTTGACCTGTGTCGATAACTTCTTGTGAATACTTGAATTTCTCTAGTTGCAATTCATAGAAGAATGGAATCTTGCGGCCTAATGTGAAGAAGTCTTTTGTCTGGTCAACAAACTTAATTTCAAACAATTCACCGGTACCATTTAAGAATGGCACATAAATCAAATCACCTTCACGTGGTCTTGTAAATGAATTTTGTGGTACACGTTGAGAGAACGAACGCTTTGAAAGAATAATGTTAACGTTGTTTTTAATTTCCAAACCAAACTTAGTAAAGAATTCTCTTTCACCCAAATATTCCAATGAACTTGATAAGTAGAATTCGATTGGGAATGCAGAACTGAATCTCTTAACCGGATCTTCACCGTATAATATATCTCTTGCAATATCATTATCGTTTGGACAATAATATGCATCAAAACCCATTATCTTAATGGATTCTACGATTAAATCTTCTACAACTCTTTGTTCAGCATGTGAGTTGTAATTATTAAAATAGACTGAAGTTGCCATATTAGTTCATGTACCACTCTAATATGCCGCCGTAATTCTTTTCCATATCAGCTTCAAGTGCGTTAATTTCGTCTGTTGCTTCTTGCCATATCTTGTCACCATTTAACTTGACACCACCTGGCAACTGAATGTCTGCAAACTTTTTAAGGTTGTTACCCCAACTTCTCTTAATTAAAGCGGTTGCATATTGTTTCAACCAACGGTCTTCCCAAATTCTACCATAATCATCTGGGTTTATAATTGCGTAACATTCTGCAATAACTGTCGTACCAACTGGTGCTTCTGAGTAACCCCAAGCCCATTCAATAAACAACTTTTGCATATGTCTGTTGAAACGAATCGGAACTTCACCTGTGAACATCAATTCCAACGAACGTAGGTGTTGTTGTGTTAGTGTGTAGTTAATGTAAGATGCGGAGGTGAAGTCATATAATTCATTTAGACGCAACTGATATCTCAAGTCAAACATATTAATTGTTGAGATTGAGTCCTGAATTGGAAATATTCTGGTGACACCAGCAATTTCAAGTGCATTATTTGAACTGTCGGTTGCCTCGGTCAAGTCCAGATATTTGCGGTCAATATCTGTTTGGTCTAATTGCTTAACGTAGTAAACTTTTTGTAGTCCATCAAAATGGTAATCTTGCCAGTATTGTAACGCATCATCAATACGGTCTTCCACCTGGTCATCATCAACGTTAATTTCAATGACAGGAAAGCCTAAACGTCTTAGGCAATACTCTTTGAATTGTGTTCTTGTTCTGATTGGTTCGGACATTTGATATACCCATAGTAATTACTAAGGGTATTTATATGTTCAACGGACCTGGTAATCTTGGCGCACCATCTTTGACCGCAACCAACCATGCAGTAGTCACACAGACGTTTAAATTTTTTAACCATTCATTTGGAAACCAAGTTTCTCTACGATATTCTTGAAATCTTATAGTTTTATTATCAATAAAGTTTCCAAGATAACCATTTGTATAATATAAGAAACTGTTTTCATTCCAATAACTTACATGTGTTGGGTCTTGGAATGCACCACGGCCATCTGTACTTGGCACTTCAATAAATGCCCAACCACCCGGTGCCAACACACGATGTATTTCACCCATAATTTTGGTCTTGTCGTGCAGGTGTTCCAAAATATGACTTGCATTCAATACACCAACAGAGTTATCTGGCAAAGGAATACCATCATTCAGGTCAGCTTTAATATCGGCTGTATCTCTCAAGTCTACAGAAACATAATTTGGGTATGGATTTAAACCACCACCAATATCTACACACAATAGATTACGTGTAACAGCATCTTTTTCAGCCAGTTGTCTTGCATATTGATTGTGCAATTCTCTTGTTTTAACCTGAATTGCAGCATTTCTTTCTAAGAATGTATTCCCACCAGTAATTCTGTAGATGTATAGAACTTTGGGTATGTGAACCATTTTTGTTGCCAAATAGGTTCTGATGCACAGTTCATGGTCATCACAGATAGAAAGTTCTGGATTGTGGCCACCAACTTCTTCATATACAGATTTTCTCCATGTTCGCACATGGTCTGGTGCAAACCAAATATAAGAAAGTGCTTGACTGGTAGGTGCAAAACTGTTCATTGCATACAGTTCTTTGCCCTTCCAGTTATACATTCTGTATGTCCATCCGTTACCAGGATCATATGGAACGAATGCGTCTTGCATGTGTAGTGTCGCACTATCACTGTAAACGAAACCAATCTCTGGATCTTGGTAGGCTTTGTACAATTCTTCCAAACAATCTGGTGTTAAACAGTCATCATGGTCCATCTCAACCAACACATCACCAGTACCTAGATTGAATGCACGATTTTTTAATGCACCAACATTGTTGTTGTCATCTTGTGACTGATATACTTTAACCCTAGAATCATCTTTTATATTCTGTGGTACGTGTGCGGGTGTAAATTTATTGTTTGTGTAAAGAATCCATTCCCAGTTACCATAAGTTTGGTTTACCAAAGAATCGTAGAGTTCTAAAAGAAATGGAAGGTTTTCTGGACTGTGTTCAGGAGTAATAATACTAAATTTCATAATTTAATCAAAGAAAAATAAATGTGTCAAACGGCCATTTTGTAATGTGTCACCAAAATAAGGACCAGCGGAGTGAATACAACCGGCATCCATAATCACCAAACGGTTATAAACGTTACCTGCATTGTCTACAATATCAAATTTGGTACTGTCATAAAAGTTGCCATTAAATGCGGCATCAACTTCTGGATCGGTTATATGTCTTGCTTTATTTATCTTTGATCCGTGAAGTCTTGTCCCTGATTCGTAAGGAGCATCTGGTGTTAAGTATATCATTGCTGCCCATTTTTGCTGGTCGTAATGATACACCTGAGGATCGGATGCAACACACAGTTGAAAACAACCAGTCCAACCATAATCAAATTTTGTTATACGTTTACCCATAATTCGTTCAAAGGCTTCTTTAGTTCCAGGCGCAACATACGTTGTTGTTGAACGTTGACCTTTGAACCAACGCAAATCAGAATGATATTCTACCTGTGTCAATGCAAAGTTTCGTACTTCATCTGGATTACTATAGAAGTTATCTACAATAAACATTCTATCAGTTTTAGATTTGTTGATAATAAAGTTTACAGGAGAAATAGATTGTTGTTTCTTACGTTGAACATTTTGAAATGCAATATTATGCAGTTCTTGTATCTGTGTTCCACCATCGTGGTACATTGCAAAATCAATAAAAGAGCTATATTGTGGATAAGGACAAGTTCTTTCTGGTTGCATCATTATACTGGTAAAGTATAACATGTTGTCCCAATCTTCCAAGTATTGGTACATTAATGCTAACGCAAAATAATGGTCATTTCTTCCTGGTGCAAACGTGTGTGCTGCCTTGTACATATTGGCCGCAGATTCATATTCACCTAAAAATCTATATGCTTCACCACCAAAAACCATGCCCATATATGCCATCTCATCAATGTGTTTGGCGTGTCTTGTATTTTTAAAATCGTGTGTAACGTTTACATATTCGGTAAAGTAATATGTACAACGTCTTGCATATTCTTTCTGTTGTGATTCACCCAATGGAAATGCAGTTGATTTGTATGCATCGAAATAACTTTTACCTATGTACCAGAAATGATAGTGATTGGTCAACATTGTACCATCTTTAATCATTTGTTCTTCTAGCACCAATGCATGAGAAATAAACTTGAATGGATCAGACCAACTTTGACCTTCATTGAAACCAACGTGTCTAAATTTTCTGTCTAAGTCTACACGTTGAAATTCTGTACCAATACCAGGTAAGTCACAGTAAACAGTCTCGTGGCATGGATCGTGGTTGAATCGCCAAGGTAAATTTGCATTATACATCCATGCTCTTTGGTACACACAAGTACCTGCTACAATTGGTATATGAAAAGCTTGTGTTTCTTTGTTGTCTAATGGTGACCAATCAAAGTCATCATCAACTTCCAAAATCTCATCACAGTCCATTTTAAGAATCCAATCACATCCATGTTGTGATTGGTTCTGGCAGTATTGAATTAGATGGTCTCGGTTCCAACCAAAACCTTTCCATCCTTCTTCACAAAAATAAATTTCACCACTTAAACCATTTTCTTCCAAAAATTGTTTGGCAATTTCATCTGTACCATCTGTTGAACCGTTATTTTGCATAACATAATAATCAACATATGGTCTTACAGAATCCAACATTCTTCTGATAACACGTGATTCATTTTTGAACATTGTTATCATTACAATTTTACTGTTCTTTGCACTCATAATTTAACTCTATCTTCAATCAATTTTAAAATTTCTGGATTGGATTTTTGTTCTTGTGTTGGTGCGTACAGTGCACGTGCTCTTTTATTTGTTTCTTCTGTTGGTTCAATCAAGTAATACATTGCAATACTTTTGCGATAAACTCCTGGTGGGCAACTTAGTGCTTGTGAAAACCCGTGCCAAGAATTTTGTGATGTATCAAACAGCACCAAACGATTGAATTTGTTTTCTATTGTTTTGATGTGTTCTTTTGGTTGGTTTGTTTCTGGATCATGTGACCACATTTCCAGATTTCCGCCCCATTCTGGTTGCCAATCTGGTGTAAGATAATAAATGAAATTTATTTTTCTTTCAAGATTCAATTTTGGATGTAGTGAGTAATCTAAGTGTACATTCAATCTACTACCTGCACCTTGAATGTGCCAACCCGCACCATGTAGACCATGGTCTGGTATTAATTGTAAACCAGTTACTTGATTTAATTGGTGTAGAAAAGAAGGTGAATTTAGATACTGTAAAAATCTATAAGTTTCTTTTGGAAAATTATACCAATTGTTACAGGCCTTTTTTATTTCTAAATCGTTGTTGTATACGAACCAATTGGGTGACTCGTAATCCATAAATTCATTAGATAATTTTTTGGCTAATTCTTCATCTACGAAATTGTCAATAACATAATGTGTATACGGTTCACTAAATTTTTCCATCTCATCTCCACTTTGGACCATCAAACCAAGCTGCTATACTATATCTAGTACCTCTTAGGACAGGGTTTGCCTTGTGCATGAACATAGATGGAAAGAAAATTACAGAGCCTTGTTGGCGAATACCTTCCGCATCAGGTGTCTCACAACAACCTAACAATTCAAAGTCGCCGCCTTCATAATCATTTGGGTCTGATAGTTGTATGATACAAGAAAGTTTTCTGTGGTATTCTGGATCACCATTCATCCAGAATACATCTTGATGTGCCTTGTATTCACCTCGATATGATGCATCATATTCTGCTACTTGAATGAAATCAAGTTTAGTTATATGAATGTTAAAGAAGTCTCGATTGGCCTGTTGTGCAGTTTTCCATAATGTATCAAAGATATAACTGAATCGCCAATCATTTGCGTGTAAGAAACGAACTTTGCTTCTTCTGGTTTCTTGGTCTACTCGACCAGATCCTGCTATACCAACAAATGCATCTTCTTCTGGTATTTGTTTAGAATCTGCAATTATTTTTTCACAGGTTGCTTTGTCGATATATGATTTAAAATAACACCACTCACCCTTCATAATTATATCCAATCTTATAAATTATTTTTAATAAAATCAATCTGTTCTTTTTGTTCTTTCAATGCCTCGATTAACAATGGAACAACTCTTTCATAACGTATAGTTAGGTAATTTTCACCTGATAAGCTATTACCATATTTATTACTATCAAAAGGAGCTGGTACAACAATTTCAGGTAGAACTGATTTAACTTGTTGTGCAATCAAACCTATTTGACGAACATCAATATCGTTATAACCAAATTGTGCCGCTAGTTCATTTTGTTCATAGTAAACGCCTGTTAGTGTTTCTAATTTTTCAAGTGCGCCGTTGATGTTACCTAAAATATCTTTTAATCTACCATCAGATAGTCCCGCAACAATATCAGATGATGCTCTAACAGAACCTTGAGGTCCGGTTGCTGGCGCTGGTGAACCAACTGATAGTGTATTCACTTGTGTAATCGCACCACCAGCAGGTCCTGTTGCACCTTGTGGTCCTTGTGCACCTGAAGGTCCTGTTCCGCCTGGTGGACCGCCAGCACCTGTACTGCCTGTAACTCCTGTAAAACCCGCTCTACCTTGGAATCCTGTTGGTCCTGTTGAACCTTGTGCACCAGCTGAACCTTGAGCACCTTGAAAACCTGCTGGTCCTTGTGCACCCGCAGTACCTGGAACGCCTGTTGCACCAGTTGGGCCCGTAGGTCCTTGTGGTCCTTGAGCACCTTGCGGACCTTGTGGTCCTTGAGCACCTTGCGGGCCTGTTGGACCTGTTGGACCCTGAACACCTGGTACGCCTGTTGCACCAGTTGGTCCTAATGGTCCTTGAAAGCCTGTTGGGCCGGCTGGTCCTTGAACACCCTGTGCACCTTGTATACCTTGAAAACCTTGTGCACCTGCTGTACCCCCTACACCAACAACACCTTGTGGTCCAGTAACACCTTGTGGTCCTTGTGGTCCTTGAACACCCTGAGGACCCTGTGCACCTTGCGGTCCTTGTGGCCCTTGAGCACCAGGTGCGCCTTGCGGACCAGTTGCACCTTGTGCACCCAATGAACCTTGAAATCCTTGTGGTCCCTGTACACCTTGTCTACCTTGAGCGCCTTGGACACCTGAAACACCTTGTGCACCAGCAACGCCTTGTGCACCAGCTGGTCCCTGAACACCTTGTGCACCTGTTCCACCTTGAACACCATAAACACCTGTTGCACCTTGTGTGCCTGTGTAACCAGTCGCACCAGGTGATCCTTGAAAACCTTGTGGGCCAGCTGCACCTTGTGATCCTGTTCCACCTTGGACACCTCTATAACCTTGAGGTCCTTGTGGCCCAGTTGTTCCTTGAAAACCTTGTGGTCCTTGAACACCTTGAGGACCTTGTGGTCCCTGTGGTCCCTGTGCACCTTGAGGTCCTTGACTGCCAGCTAAACCTTGTGGTCCTTGTGGTCCCTGTGCGCCTTGTGCACCTTGAAAACCAGCAGTGCCTGGTGGCCCTTGTGGTCCTTGGGGACCCTGAACACCTTGTGCACCAGGAGAACCTTGTGGTCCTTGAATACCCTGTACACCTGGGAATCCAGGAACACCATAAGCACCTGGCGATCCTGTTGGGCCTTGTACACCTTGTGCACCTTGGAAACCATTTGCACCAGCTTCTGGTGTTCCTTGTACCGATTGTGTTCCTTGTGGTCCTTGTGGACCTTGAGGTCCTTGAACATTACTTGCTATGCCTTGTGGACCACGTACACCTTGAATGCCCTGTGGACCTTGAGCACCTTGATAACCTTGTGCACCTGGTGGTCCAGGAAAACCTTGTGGTCCTTGTGGTCCTTGAACGCCTTGTACACCAGCAATACCTGGTGCACCTGGTGTACCAGCAGAACCTTGTGGTCCTTGTGTGCCCTGAACACCAGGTACACCGGTGGCACCTTCTGGCCCTGTGAAACCTTGTTCACCCTGAACTCCTGTTATTCCGGTATGACCTTGTGGTCCTTGGGAACCTTGGACACCCTGATAACCTTGAGGTCCTTTAATATTGGCTTGCGAACCAATCCATTCACCAAGAGTATTGATAACGTCTTGTGCGCCTGATGATCCAACGGTTAAACCGTTTTTGATTACAAATGTATTTGCGGTGGCCAAAATTATTTACCTCGGTTTTTTAACTTTTCTAACAATTCTTTTAATTGTTTTTGTTGTTCTTTGATTGCTTCAATAATAATAGGTACTAATCTTTCATATTTCACTGTTAAATAATTATCACCAGATTTACTACCACCATTTTCATCAATATCAAATGGTGCCGGTGTAACAATTTCTGGAGCAAATGGCATAACTTGTTGTGCAATTACACCAACTTGTCTTGAACCATCTTGATAACCATAACTCTTAGCTAAGTTGTTTGGGTTATAAAAAATTCCTGTTAGTCTTTGTATTTTATCCAAACAATTTTGAATCGTTTGAATATTCTTTTTCAGTCTTTCATCCGAATAACCGGCAGTAATTGTATCGGCTGCTCTGATTGTTCCTGTTGCACCAACTGGCGTATTAATACCAACCGCTGTTGCAGTAGCGTTTGTATTTGTTGAAGATGAACCTGGAGCACCTGCAACACCTGTTGGACCTTGAGGTCCTGTTGGTCCTATCCATCCCTGAAAACCTGAAGGTCCACTTCCACCTTGTACACCTTGTGGACCTTGTGGTCCCTGTGGACCTTGAGCGCCAGCTGGTCCTTGTGCACCTGGTGGTGCAGTGCCTTGAGGACCCTGTGCGCCCGCTGCGCCTTGTACACCTTGTCTGCCTTGAAAACCAGTAACACCTTGTGGGCCTGTAGTTCCTTGTGGACCTGTTGCGCCTGTAGGTGATGGTCCGGCAACGCCTGCTGGACCTGTTGGACCCTGAACACCTTGACGACCTTGGAATCCAGGAACACCAGGAACACCTTGCGGTCCTTGTGATCCAGCAACACCCGCTGGAGCAAGGCCTTGTGGTCCTTGAAAACCTTGTGCACCTTGTACACCTTGATAACCTTGGAATCCAGGAACACCTGCAACACCTGTTGCACCTTGTGAACCTGCAGCACCAGGTGGCGCAGCACCTTGTGAACCTGCAGCACCTTGAACACCTTGAACTCCAGTTAATCCGGCTGGTGATGGACCTTGTACACCAGCAACACCTTGCGGACCTTGTGTACCATTAGTTCCTTGAAAGCCTTGTGGTCCTTGTGTACCCTGAAAACCAGTTACACCTTGTGCACCTTGAACACCAGCAACACCTTGTGGACCCTGAGGACCAGTAACACCGGCTGGTCCTTGTACGCCTTGATAACCCGCATAACCTTGAGGACCTTGAACACCTGGTGCACCTTGAGGACCTTGTGCACCAATATTTGCAGTGCCTTGTGGTCCAGAACCACCTTGTCTACCTACAGGACCTGCTGCAGCAACATAACATTTTGTTACACCTGTAAAATCGGAACTAGCAGATTCTGATCCTCCAGTTTGTGTGTACCAATAAGGATAAAAATCAGCGTGGTCACCACTAATATTTCCATATATTACAACAAAAGGATAATATACACCTGATGTTAACGAAACTGTAAAACTTGTACCGGGTCCTCCCGATATATCTGGCGTTGCGTTTAACCAATTTGTGGCATTTGCACCAAAATACATTGAACAAGCATCATCAACATATGAAAAACCAATCGTGTAATTTTCTGATGTTGTTGGAACAAAATAACCAGTCCAAACATATGTTACTTCATCTCCACCACCTGTAACAAGATTTAAGTTTGTTCCTACACTATGACTTGATAATGTTGCTGTATTAAAGAATGTTGTATTGCTATAATACATGAATCCGGAATATATGTCTCGTACAAGACCCGAAACTTTATCTGATTGTGGTCCTTGTGCACCCGCAACACCTTGAAATCCTGCTGGCGATGGTCCAATATGTCCTTGTGGTCCTTGTGGTCCTTGTGGACCTGTTGTTGTGCCTTGAGCTCCAGGTTGACCTTGAAAACCTTGTGGTCCTTGATAACCAGCCGGTGTAGGTCCAAGTGCACCTTGTATACCTTGTGGTCCAATTGCACCTTGTGCACCAGCGGATCCTTGAGTTCCTTGAGGACCTTGTATGCCTTGTGGCCCAGCTAAACCTGGTGTTGGATCACCTTGTGGTCCTTGTGGACCTTGAGCACCTTGAACACCTAATGCACCAGTTGCACCAGCAGTACCAGGAACACCTTGAGCTCCTGGTGCACCTTGTACACCACCTTGAGCACCCGGTGCACCAGGTGTTGCATAACCTTGTGGACCTTGTACACCAGGTACAGTTCCTTGGGGGCCTTGAACGCCAGGTGCACCTGCTGGTCCTTGTGCACCTTGGTATCCTTGAAAACCTTGTATACCAGGTGCACCTGATGATCCGGATGGTCCTTGAGATCCTTGGTGACCCTGTACTCCAATAAAACCTTGTGGTCCTTGTGGTCCCTGTGCGCCTTGGAATCCTTGTGCACCTTGTACACCATTTGAACCTTGAACACCTTGTGGTCCACGATAAGTTGATTGTGGGCCAATCCAAATACCATCGGCATCAATGTCATCGGTTGTACCAACCGTTAGACCATTTTTGATTACAAAATTATTTGCTGTAGCCATTTAGTTTAACACTTCTTTCAACTTATCAATTTCTTTTTGTTGTTCTTTGATTGTTTCTATAATCAATGGAATAATTCTTTCATATTGAACAGTCAAATAATTTTCACCAGTTTTACTTCCTTCTTCTGTGCCATCAGAATCAAATGGTGCACGTTTAACAACCTCAGGTAAAACTGCTTGTACTTCTTGAGCAATCACACCAACTTGTTTACTATAGTCTGGAAAAAATCCATAACTCTCTAGAATCTTTTTATTTGTATAGAATACACCATTTAATTTATAAAGCTTTTCTCCTGCATTTTTGATATATTCAATATTGTCTTTCAAACGAATATCGGAATAGTTTGAAACAATCTCAGCAGTAGCTCTTAATGTTCCTGCTGGTCCAGCCGGTGTGTTTACACCAACTGATGATGTACTACCACCGAATGTTCCACCGCCGCCTGTTGCTCCTTGAAATCCTTGTGGTCCAGTTCCACCTTGTGGTCCTGTTGGTCCTTGCGGACCTTGTGCACCTGCTGGTCCAGAAGAACCTTGTGCACCCGTAGTTCCTGTTGGGCCTTGAGCACCAGCTGGTCCTGTTGCGCCAGATACGCCGGCAGTTCCTTGTGCGCCTGCTGGTCCTTGTGCACCAGCCGGACCTTGAGCACCTTGTGGTCCTTGTGTACCTTGAAAGCCTGCCGGTCCTGTAGGTCCTTGAAAGCCCGCTGCACCAGTTGCACCTTGAGCACCTTGAGCACCTGGTGTGCCTGCTGGTCCTTGTGCACCTTGAGGTCCTTGTGCACCTTGAATACCCTGTGGACCGGATGGACCTTGTACACCTGTTGTTCCTGTTGTTCCTTGTACACCTTGTGGTCCTTGTGGTCCCTGTGCGCCTTGTGGTCCTTGAGCACCTTGAGCACCTTGATAACCTTGGAATCCAGAAGGTCCTTGAAAACCAGATGGGCCCGGAGAACCTTGTGCACCTTGTGCACCTGCTGGTCCAGGAGAACCTTGTGCACCAGCAACACCTTGTGCACCTTGTATACCTTGAAAACCACCAACACCAACTGCTCCCTGAACACCTTGAGTTCCTGTTGGTCCTTGTGGTCCTTGAACGCCAGCAGAACCTTGTGAACCTTGAACACCCGGAACACCTTGTGGTCCTTGTGCACCTTGTGGACCAACAAGCCCCTGTACACCTTGTGGACCTTGAGGTCCTTGTGCACCTTGTACACCAGTTGAACCTTGTACACCTGCGGCACCTAAAGGTCCTTGTACACCTGGTGGTCCTTGATAACCTTGTGGACCTGCTGCGCCTTGAGCACCTTGAGCACCTTGTCTACCTTGATATCCTTGATATCCTTGTGCGCCGGTTACACCTTGTGGTCCTTGTGGACCCATTGCACCGTATGCTGATTTTGGATACTGAGTAAAATCTCTGAAGTTTCTTGTAGCAGCAGTAGGTGAACCACCATTTGCTCTATACCACCAAGAACGCATGTAAGCTTGGTCGGGCCAACCATTACCGTAAATTACCCTAAAAGGATATTTTTCACCACCAATTAAATGTACTGTTCCATATGCATAAGCTGGATTTGAAGTTGAAAATAATGCACTTGAAACGCCAAGTGATTTCCAATTTTTTACACTATCACCAATCCACCATGAACACGCATCATCTAAGTCATCAACGTAAAAAGTGTAATCGTCTGTTACTGGTGGAATAAAAAATCCATACCAAACAACAGTCCTAACTTCATCAGCAGAAGCTAATGGTATAGGGAATGCTTGGTCTAAACCTGCATATTCAATTGCTGTTGACAACAATGTTGCAGCGTCAAAGAACGCAACTTCTTGGTTATAGAAACCATCATAGATTTCTCTAATTAAACCAAGACCATATTCCGGTGTTTCACCTTGAACACCTTGTGGTCCTTGTGTGCCGCCAGGTCCTAATGGACCAGAAAACCCTTGTGGACCTTGAGCACCTTGAACACCCTGAAAACCAGGAACACCAGGTGTACCTTGAGCGCCCGCTAGTCCTGTTGATCCTTGTGGTCCTTGTGGACCATATGGCCCAGGAACTCCTGTTGGTCCTGGAAATCCAGCTTCTGCTTGTGCACCTTGAGGTCCTTGAAAACCAAATGCTCCTGGTGGGCCGGCTTGACCTTGCCATCCTTGTGCACCAGGCGCACCTTGTGGTCCATATGCACCATCAACACCTTGTGGTCCCGGATTACCCTGTGCACCTATTATACCTTGAAAACCTGGCACACCAGATGGGCTTGTGCCCTGAGGACCTTGAGGTCCTTGAGTGCCTTGTACACCAGGTACACCAGGAACGCCAGCTGATCCTTGTGGTCCTTGATTGCCTTGTGGTCCTTGAACGCCAGCAACACCTTGTGTACCTTGAGAACCTTGTGTGCCTTGGTGACCAGGTGCACCTTGAATACCCTGATAACCACGAATGTTGGTATCAGGTCCTATCCAATTGCCGGCTGAGTCGATGACGGCCGTTGTATTAACGGTCACGCCATTCTTAACGATGAATTTATTTGATGTAGCCAAGGTTCACTATCCCCTTTTTAACTTAAAGTATTTATACAGGGATTAAAGTGGCTGCTACCCTAATTGTAGTTGGCGAATTTGCGGCTGTTAGTTGTAATATTACATTACTACCTGATATAGATGCATCAATAGAACCTAACGATGCACCTGTTTTAATTTCAGCATACTGTGACAAATAAACGGTTGTACCATCGTGTATCAAGAACAACTCGATTGAATGATAAACAGAACCGCTTGTCATTTGTGCAATTAATTTTGCAGTACGATATGTGGCTTTATCAAAAGAATAAACAGTAGTTTGTGATGTTGTATTTACTGTTGTTACTGTTGATGTATAATATGAACTTGTGTTAATTGTTACACCAGTATTAGCAACAATGTTGTTACCGGTGATAGTATTGTTGGATGTAATTGGTCCTGATGAAGCACCTGCACCATTAGTAAACTGAATACCGTGGTTTGCACCACTGAATATTAAGTTACCAACCAGCAATGTATCACCAGAAGCAACTTCAAGTGCATATGTTGCATTTGAATCGAACGTTACATTGTTGCCCGCAACTGGTGCACCAGCAATATACAATGTTGTTGAATTGGTGTAGTGTACGTTTGCATTTGCAGCACCAATAGTAACGATACCTAAACTAACTGGTGTAGATACTTGCGCTACTATACCATTAGCAGCAGTTGATGTATCATAAACAGTAGAAGTCGGAACTTGTAAGAATCCGCCTGCTGTTAAATCTGCTGCAGAAACTGATTGTGGTGGACTTGCAAGAACACGACCAGCTTTTACTGTACCATACAAACCGTGGAACGTGTTTGCGTTATCAAATGTTCCTGATTGATAGAATTCCCAATAACCAGTATCAGCAGCCCAACCAGCAAATGCGTGACGGTTACCAATAGTTACTTTACCTGCAACAGTTATTGAACCTGGGTTTGGATTACCAATTGTGTATGTGAAGTAACCTGGACCAGATGCAAGAATGGTGTAGTTACCATTGTATGCACTTGGAGTACATCCAGTAATTGTAACGTTTGCACCAGGTGTCAATGTAATGGCAGGTGAACCTAATGAGAATGATACGTTTGCAACCTGTGATACCCATGTACCACCAGACAATTGAATTTCAGTATTACGATAAACAGTACCTAATTGTCCTGTTGTGTTAACCGATGCATTTGTTGTATTCAGGAACGAAATGGAACCAGCAGAAGATGCAGTAACTTTCCATGTGCCGTTAAATCCGGATGGTACAACACCAGTAATTGTAACAACATCACCAACTTGTGCGAGCCATGTGTCACTTACAGATAGTGTTGCAGTTGTTCCGTTACCTGAACCACCAAGTACAACATACTTTCCGTCCGTTGGATCATAAAACTCATGTACGATACCAATATCATAACCATCAGCAGCAGGAATATAGCCTGCGGTTGGTCTATGTAAGTAGATAACAGGGTTTGAATATGATGTTGTGGTTGTTGATGTAATGAACTGTGAACCAGTAACAGTCAACGAACCAGAAACAATTGTATTACCCTGTACGTTCAGGTCTTTGCCAATACCAACACCGCCAGCAACAATCAATGCACCAGATAATGGGTCAACTGATTGTGTTGTGTTTGCAATATCAACTATGCCAGTGATTGTGCCACCTGTTGAGGAGAACTTAGTATTTGCGGCATCAAATGCATGTTGTGCTAGTGAGTTTGCAGTATTTGCTTCACCGTATGCGGAGTTAGCACGCAAGAAGGCCGCATTAGCAAAATCTCCCGCACTAATTGCAACAGTAGAAGTTGTATTTGCCTGATTGTATGCTGAATTTGAATGTGTGAATGCACCGTTGGCAAAACTAGCAGCAGAATTGGCTTGGCCAAAAGCGCCGTTTGCAAATGATCCAGCACTATTAGCATGTTCGAAGGCACCATTTGCAAATGAGCCAGCAGAATTGGCTGTATCAAATGCAGAATTCGCTTTAGTAAATGCACCATTAGCAAATGATGCGGCAGAATTGGCTGTTACAAAAGCACCGTTTGCAAATGATCCAGCACTATTAGCATGTTCGAAGGCACCATTTGCAAAACTAGCAGCAGAATTAGCAGCATCAAAAGCACCATTTGCAAATGAACCAGCTGAATTGGCTTTGTCATAGGCTGAATTGGCTTTATCAAATGCTAAGTTTGCATAGTAACTTGCAACAAGTGCAGCAGCTATACCTGAATTACCAGATTCAAAAGCAGCATTAGCTATTGTTAAAACTCTGTTACCAGAATCATATAAACCATCAGCGTAAATTGAACCAGTAACACCAACACCACCAGAAACTGTTAGTGCACCTGTAATGTTTGAACTGGAAGTTGTTGTATTGGAAATTACCAACACACCAGTCATTGTGTCACCAGACTTTAATACTCTGTTATTTGCTGCATCAAATGATGCATTTGCAGTTACGAAAGCACCATTGGCAAATGAACCTGCTGAATTGGCTTTGTCATATCCGGATTGTGCTAATACGTTTGCGGAATTTGCTTTATCGAAAGCACCATTGGCAAATGAACCTGCTGAATTGGCCGAAACAAATGCACCGTTAGCAAAAGATGCGGCAGAATTGGCTTGACCAAAAGCACCGTTGGCAAAACTAGCAGCAGAATTTGCTTGGTCAAAAGCACCATTAGCAAAAGATGCGGCAGAATTAGCAGTTACAAAAGCACCATTAGCGAATGAACCAGCACTTACAGCTTTACTGTCTGCTGTATTTGCGGCATCATACGCACTCTGTAAATAGTTTTCTACATCACGACCATTGATTGTTACACTATATGATGTTAGGTTTGCGGTAAGTGTTGCAGTATTTGATGCGGTTAATGAACCTGGTATAAGAACATTACCTGAAGGATCATTTGTTAACTTGTTGAATAAGAAATAGTTTCCACCAGCCTGTTTAATTAGACCTGTGTACTTCTGTGAACCATCATTGTAAGTGCCATAGAAACCGATATCAATTGAATCACTTGTATTATTGTTTGCAAGTTTGATTAATGAATCGGTTGTTGAAACTGTCGTAGTATTTACTGTGGTTGTTGTACCATTAATTACCAAATTGCCTGTGACTGTTAAATCACCAGAAACTGTGCCGCCTGTTGTTCTATCCAATGAATTATTAGCTAATGCATATGCAGAGTTGGCATGTCTGAATGCGCCATTAGCAAAAGATGCGGCAGAATTTGCCTGTGCGAATGCCGGTTCAATCTGTGGTGCAACATTATTTGCAGCATCAAATGCAGCTTGTGCTAAAATTGTACCAGAATTGGCTTTAGTGAATGCTCCATTAGCAAAAGATGCGGCAGAATTGGCTTGGTCAAATGCGCCATTTGCAAAACTAGATGCAGAATTTGCTTGTGCATATGCTGCATTTGCTACGTTGGACACATTTGCGGAAGATGGTGTATTGGAACCACCCAAGACAATATCTGTTGCACCAGTAATAACCAATGTATTAGTTGTTGTGTTTTGGCTAAGTTTTATGGAACCAATATTCAATGAATCTGGTCCAAGCCATAATGAATGCCATGGTCTTGCTTCTTCACCTAAATCGTACATGTTACCTTGATGTGGCAACACATAACCATGTAGAGTTGTATTTGCATCACTATCAAAAGTGGCAGCAATATGTGCATCAGTATTACCACCAGCTATAATGTTTACCTGTGTTCCTGTTGTTGAAGTACCAATAACAAGGTTACCACCTAATTGGCCTTCTGAACCTTGTACGACCAAATAACCATCTAAACCATGGAAAGGAAATTCATTTAATGCATACAATGAATTTGTTATACCCATGTCAATAAAATATTCTGTGTCATTACCAACATCAGCAGTGACAACATAATCAGCAGAGCCGTATGGGTCAATATTTTGTGCGTTTACTTGTACATAAGTATCAGAATCACCAGTGAATTGTGCAATTAAATTGGGTAGAGGTGTTGCTTGTAAAGTTGCTAGACCAGAATAAAACTGGTGATTGGCAATAATAATGTTTGCAGATACGTTGTCTGTTACAACTAAAGTGCCAGTGATAGTGTCACCAGATTTACTTACTTTAGTGTTTGCTATACCAGAGGCAATATTTGCATAGTAACTAGCTAAGTTGGCTTGGTCATAGGCTGAATCTGCTATGACTGTTGCCGCATTTGCAGCATTAAAAGCTGCCTGTGCAGAATTATTTGCGCTACCACCAGAGTTTGCAGTATTAAAAGCAGCCTGTGCAAAAGCTAATGTAGCCGCAGGAAAACCACCAGCAGTGCTACCATCGTGTACTACAACGACCTGTCTATCTGTATCTACGGTAATTTCAGCCAAAGCGCCAGTAAATGCTGCGGTTTGTGCTGTATTACCTCTTCGAAATTGTAATTGTGTTGGCATTATTATGTTCCTAATTAAACCTTATTTATTTATTAAGAAGAAAGGTCGAGTGTGGCCGAACCAACACATACTGGATCTACTCTCATATCATAACAAGACAATATAAGTTCATCCCCCAAGCCTCCATAGATACTGTCAGTCACCCATCCGTAATCACCCACTGGAAAACCATAAACTTCAAATTTATTTACATCACCACTGCCGCCACCACCCGTTATTGTTACTGTTACATTGTTACCAGAATTTGTGGCAGTTACAGTTGCACCAACAAAATTTATTGCATTTGCATGGTCAGTTACTAATACGCCATCACCTCTTACAACAAGGTTCGTACTACCAGAAACTGCTGTATTTGCTTTGTCGAAAGCGGCTTGCGCCAGTGTGTCAGCGGTATTTGCCTGGTTATATGAATTATTTGCACGGTCAAAGGCGGCATTTGCAAAACTGGCCGCAGAATTGGCTTCTAAGAAGGCACCATTAGCAAAACTTGAGGCTGAATTGGCCGTTACAAATGCACCATTAGCAAAACTTGAGGCTGAATTGGCTGCATTAAATGCTCCATTAGCAAATAATGAGGACGAATTAGCTGTTACAAATGCACCGTTAGCAAAAGATGCTGCTGAGTTAGCTGCAACAAAAGCACCATTGGCAAAACTAGCGGCACTATTAGCGGTTACAAATGCACCGTTGGCAAATAAACTTGCTGAATTCGCAGTATCATAGGCTGAATTTGCATGGTCATATGCACTATTACCATGTTCGCAACACACATTTGAGTGTTCATAGGCCGCATTCGCCTGGTCAAATGCACCATTTGCCTGGTTATATGCAATCTGTGCAAGACTTCTTGCGTCAACGTCAACAGCACCAGGTGTTGGTACTATACTAATATCAAATGACTTTGATGCATATTGTGGTACAGAATCAGATACTGTAATAACAATCGTATTTGCGTTTGCTATTTCTGTTGGTGTACCATACAATTCACCACTGGATGTATTTAATGTTAAACCAGTTGGTAGTGTACTTAATGTTGAATATGTGAATGGTGCAACACCACCAGAACCAGATACCGGTGTAAAACTATAGAACTGTCCCTGATTTAGTACATATGCAGATTGAGTCAACACCGCTTGTAGTGCTGGTACTGCTGCAGCTGTAACAGTTAAATTAAAAGTCTGATTAGAAGTTTGGCCTGCTTCATCTTCAACTTCAATTGTTATTGCTTCATTAGTAATTAATTCTGTTGGTGTACCAAAAATTTGACCACTATTTTGGTTTAAGAATAAACCTTGTGCCAAAGTACCGGAGGTAATTGTAAAATTATATGTCCCGTAACCACCTAATGCTGTCACTGGTATAAATGGTGTAACAGCCTGATATTCAGTTAAAGTTTTATTTGGAAACTGTAATGTTGTGGTTAATGCTGGTGCCAAAATTCCAAACTGAAATTGCCCAACAAAAGTTTGTGAAACGGAATCTGTTACAGTTACTTGATATACACTGTTTGCTTTCAGTGCCGTTGCAGTGCCTGTAATTGCACCGTTGCTGGTGTTGAATGTCAAACCGGTGCCAGTTAATGTGCCACTTGTTAATGCATATGTGTTTGCACCTTGGCCACCTGACGCTTGAACTGGAACACGATTGAACGCAACACCATATGTTGCCGTTAGTGGTGTATTATTTGCAACATTCAAAGCCGCAGGTGCAGCAATCGTCAATAAGAATGTATTTGATGTGGTCTGACCAACACCATCTTGAATATTGATGGTTGTTGATGTAGAAGATTGTGTTGTTGTTGGTGTACCAAAAATAACACCGTTCGCAGAACCAATACTTAAACCAGTGGGTAGTGTTGCGGAATAAATGTAACCACCATAACCACCAGTAGCAGTAATGGGTTTAAAACTTTGACCAGGAACATATTGTGTTATTGTTACGGTTGGTGTGTTTTTAACTGAAGATAGTGGTGTGTAAATTGTTTCTAAGAAGAAACTACTGTTACTACTTTGACCAATACTATCTGTTGCAGTAACCTTATATGATTGGTTTGCACTTAATTGTGTACCGGTACCGTAAATATAACCATTTGAAGTTAAAAAGGTTAAAGTATTTGGTAATTTAGGTGCAATAGAGAATGTAATTGTAC